GCCTGGAAGCAGATCAAGTAACGTGGAAATCATGAATGATATAAATAGGCTTGTCGATCATCCTATTGTCTTTAAAGCGATTATCTGGAAGGCATTGGATCGGATTCGAGAAGAAAAAGAGTATCATATCAAGCGAGCAATTGCGGCAAATCTCATGACGGTCGAACCGCTCGATGAAGCGAATGTGGTCAAGACAGGACGGATCAAGCTCATTCGTCGGCGCATCCGCAATGGGAAGCTTCAACGGAACATCCGCAAGTCTTCGGTCAAAGGTTGGACGCTGCGCGGGAAGAAACTGGTTCGCATTCCGGCCGCTAAACGGGTGCGTATGAGGATCGTGGCCAAACGGTCAGCCCGAAAGCGCAAAGGTAAGTTGCAGAATATCTTGAGAAAGCGGAGACAGTCGCTCCGTAAACGTAAAGCGATGGGCATTCATTAAGGAGATCCATATGTTTATTGTTCTAGGCGTGTTCGTGTTGAGTGCAGTCGGTGCCTTGGTCTATCTCGCGGGCTGGGCCTTGAAACAAGGATCGGCGACCACACCTCCAGTCGTAGTCCGCCAGCCGGCAACTAAAGCGAAGAAAAAGTAAGGAGTATTATGGCACAAGTTGAAATTACCAAGGGCGGAAAACGGTCGGTGACGTTGATCGCGGTCGGAACCGGCGCGGCCACCATCGAACTGAATGGTGCCGGAGGTTTGGCGTCATTTAATTCAGCATCAGAAAACGTGACCACATTATCCGTCAAAGGTATTGCCTGGACGGCCAATTCTGGCGCCGCCTATTGGGAAGTGCGCCGTGGTGGTTCAACCGGAAACATTGTCGGACAATTTCCAAATGTGGGTAATTGGCGCTTGGACGAATACAAAACCTCATTGTCAGCCAACAATCAACTCAATTCCTATAACGTCTATGTCAATCTGATTGGTACCGGTTCCATTGGTACCATCGTCCTGGATTGCTCCAAGGATGCGAATATGAATGTGAGGGTGCCATAATGAAACTGATCCGAGAATTCAACGAAAGCGTCAAGTTGTTGACCGAAGCCGATACCACAGGCAAGAAGGCCTATTATATCGAAGGCGTCTTCATGCAAGCAGGAATCGCCAACAAGAACAAGCGCCTCTATTCGCTGGATGTGTTGAGAGAAGAGGTCAGTCGTTATACCACAGAGATGGTCAATCTGAGCCGAGCCTATGGCGAATTAGGTCACCCCGATAGTCCAACCATCAATCTAGAACGTGTCTCCCATATGATCAAGGCCTTGACCCTTGAAGGGGCAAACTTTGTCGGTCGTGCGAAAGTCATGGATACCCCTTATGGCAATATCGTGAAATCCCTGATAGACGAAGGCGCTCAACTCGGTGTATCGAGTCGTGGCATGGGGAATCTGGTTCCCGGTCCTAATGGCATCAATACGGTCCACGATTTTCATCTAGCAACGGCCGCGGATATCGTCGCCGATCCATCTGCCCCCGATGCGTTTGTTCGTGGTATCATGGAAGGGAAGGAATGGGTATTTGTTGATGGTCGTTATGTCGAAGAAGATATGTCTGCCGCAAAACGAAGCATCGAACAGTGCTATCGATCCATTGATCGTCGTGAGCAGGAACGAGTAGCGATTCGTTTGTTTGAAGGGTTCATGAGGAAGTTGTAAGGGTATAGGGTAAATTCAGAAAAGTATAAATAATCATCACATTAGTCCAAAGGAGATTTACAATGTCGAAAAATCATTTGATGGAAGCCGCTGCGGATATTCTTTCACGAAGCCATGCGGCCGCCCCAAAAGAAGAAATGCACAAAGCTGCCGGAGAAGTTCAGGACCTTGGTGGTTCGACACCTCAGGGCAACATCTCCAAGAAGTTTGCTCCACAGACTGGTCCCGGTGCGACACCTCCTGGTAAGCCGGCTCCTGTTGGTCAAGCACCATTGGACAAGCAACCAGAACCAGAAGAAATCGATCCTCTTGATCCCAAGGGTGGTACTGGCGATTCCGCTGAGAATGATGCCTTGATCGCCGCCAACAAGAAACGTGCAGGTCTGGCTGAAGAGACGGCAGACGAGAAGGATGAAGACGAAGACGAAGATGATGAAGACGATAAGGACGAAGACGATAAGGACGAAGACGAAGACGATGAAGATGACAAGAAGGATGCCGAAGACTTCAAGAAAAAGTTAGCAGAAGATGTCCAGGCCATTTTGCAGGATGAATCTGACTTGTCGGCTGAATTCCGTACCAAGATTGCTACCATCTATGAAGCTCGCGTCATTGACAAGATCAATGAAATTGCGTCAAACATGCAAGCAAGTTTCGAGCAGGAATTGGCCGAATCCATTGAGACTCTGGGCACAGTACTCACCATGAAGACCAATGACTATCTCAATTATGTCGTGGAAGAATGGATGGGCGCCAACGAACTGGCTATCGTCTCGGGTCTCCGTTCCGAACTGGTCGAAGAATTCATCGGCGGACTCCATACCCTCTTTACCGAACACTTCATCGATGTGCCTGAGAACAAGGTGGACCTGGTCGAAGAATTGGCCGCTAAGGTCGAGACACTGGAATCCACATTGAACGAGGAAATCGCTCGTGGTGTGTCCCTCAAGAAGCAAATTGCAGAATCAAAGAAATCAGAAATATTGGCATCCGTGTGTGAAGGCTTGACTGCTCCGGCCGCCGATAAAATTCGTACCCTCGCAGAGAGTGTCGAATTCACCGCAGAAGGTGATTTCCGTAAGAAGGTGGATGTACTTCGTGAGAATTACTTCCCAACCAAAGTCAAGCTGGCAGAAGTGACGCAGTTAAATGAAGTGGTGGAATCGGCACCAGAAGTCCCTGCCTCCATGAGGGCTTATGCCGATGCTATTGCTCGTCAGACCATCAAGTAAACGTATTTTAATTTAAAGGAGAAGCAACTATGTTTTTATCAGAAGGATTACAATCAAAGTGGAAGTCGATCTTGGATCATCCAAGTCTTCCTCCGATTACTGACCCCTATCGCAAGGCGGTTACCGCCGTGATCTTGGAAAACCAAGAGAAGGCCTCACAGGAAGAACGCGCTCAGATGCACGGTTCCTTCTTGTCAGAAGCCTCGGCAACCAACGCCACAGGTGGTGGTCTTGGTGGTTCCGCAACGGCAACTGGTCCAATGGCTGGTTTCGATCCTATCCTTATCAGCTTGGTCCGTCGTTCCTTGCCTAACCTCATTGCCTATGACATCTGCGGCGTGCAGCCTATGACCGGTCCAACTGGATTGATCTTCGCCATGCGCTCCAATTATGCCAACAGCAACACCCGTCTGGGAGAAACCTTCTATGACGAAGTGGATACAGCATTCTCTGGTGGTACTGGTGTCGCACAGACTGCGATCACCTTGGCCACAGATACCGCACTCGGTTCCGGTAACGTGTTCGCCTCGACCATGACCACTGGTAACGCGATGCCAACCTCCACAGCGGAAGCTTTGGGTACCGCATCAGCAGTCGCCGGCGGAGTCTGGAACGAAATGTCCTTCTCCATCGAAAAGGTGACCGTCACCGCGAAGACTCGCGCCCTCAAGGCCGAATACACGATGGAATTGGCACAGGATTTGAAGGCCGTTCACGGATTGGATGCAGAGACAGAATTGTCGAACATCTTGTCAGCAGAAGTGTTGGCAGAAATCAACCGTGAAATCCTCCGCAACATCTACATCTCAGCCAAAGTGGGTTGCCAAGTGGGTACCACGAAGGTCGGAACGTTTGACCTCGATACCGATTCAAACGGTCGTTGGATGGTGGAAAAAATCAAGGGATTGGCGTTCCAAATCGAACGCGAAGCCAACCAAATCTCCAAGCAGACTCGTCGCGGCAAGGGCAATGTGTTGATCGTGTCTTCGGACGTGGCCTCCGCATTCGCCATGGCAGGGATCTTGGACTACAACAGTGGTCTCAAGCAGGAAGTCAACTTGCTCGTCGATGACACAGGCAACACCTATGCAGGTACGTTGTTTGGTCGCGTAAAGGTCTACATTGACCCTTACTTCCCAACCACATCCACAGCAGAATTCGCAGTCATCGGCTACAAGGGCACCAATGCCTATGATGCCGGACTCTTCTACTGTCCATATGTGCCTCTCCAGATGGTCCGTGCGATTGACACAGGCAGCTTCCAGCCAAAGATCGGGTTTAAGACCCGCTATGGTTTGGTGGCCAACCCATTCGCTGAAGGGCTCACCCAAGGCAGTGGCGTGATCAATGCCAAGACCAACACCTATTACAGAGCGTTCAAAATCGCCAACATTGCGTAATGGGAATTGGTCTCTTCCGTCTCAGTCAGGGGAGCCTCCGCAAAGGGGCTCCCCTTTCTTTTTCACTCAAGGAGCAGCGCAGACGGCCCTGGTCATTCGAGATAAATAGAGGTATCACCCCGATAAAGGAATGAGATTATGCCCCATACCCCGGCCCTGCCAACGAATACCAATCTGCTACATTCAAACAAATTCGCACTCTCATTTGTGCGAATTCCGAATGTACAATATTTCACTCAAGGCATTCCTCTTCCTGGTCTTTCTATTGGTGAAGGGATTCGTCAGACCCCGTTTATTGATCTCTTTGTGCCTGGGGATAAATTACAGTATGACGCCTTGGCCATCACCTTTCTGGTCGATGAAGACCTCAAATCCTGGATAGAAATCCATGATTGGATGCGAGCTATGACCTTTCCCACAGAATTTGCTGAATATGCCCGTCTTGGTACCATGACGCCTGCCCATACCAAGAAAATTATGCCACAATATTCTGATGCCGCATTAGTGATCCTAGATTCCAATCAAAATTCCAACTTTCGAGTCAAATTTGTCAATTGTTTTCCTACCTCACTCAGTTCGATTCAATTCTCTACCACTGGCGGGCCTGCTGATGTCATGACGGCCGATGCCACATTCCGTTTCGATTATTATGATATCACATCGACCCACTAACGAATCTACTTGACAACGCCTCTAAAATCGTGTATACTATGTCTTCAGTCCATACTGAATAGGAGAGGTGTCACATATGAGCGATCTGTCTGCCGATACCGTCATCTCATTACATAATCTCTGGAAAGCGGATGCGGTCTTCGATAAGCTCGACCCCTCTGGTGTACTCGCTGGTATCGGGGCCCTTCATGCCAAATATCTCCGAATCCTCACGGAATACCGACTCCAAGCAAAAGCCTGGGAACGAAAGCTCGCCCGTCTCAAGAAAATCAAGTGGGAATATTACAACGGGAAACTCGATCAGGCCACACTCACAAAACACGGCTGGGCACCGTTTCCTTTTGTACTCAAGGCAGATATTCATACGTATATGGAAGCCGATACCGATATTCAAGCGGTCAGATCACAACAGGATATCTGTGAGGAAATGGTCGAAACCGCCACAGCAATTCTCAAGGCCCTGAACAATAGGACCTGGGAAGCGAAAGAATATTGTTCCTGGGAAAAATTCATGAGGGGTGCATGATCACACACCTGATGATTTATCCCTCCAATGAAGTCTTTGTGCGGGTGGATGGAGAAGCGCATATCATCGAAGAACTGTCAGACTATTTTACCTTTGAGGTACCTGGGTGTCAGTTCACACCTCTCTTTCGACAAAAGCTCTGGGATGGCAAAATCCGTCTCTTGAATCGGCGCTGGAATCAACTCTATCGTGGTCTGATTCCTCATATCGTGAAATTTTGCATTGAGCGAGAATATATCTATGAGATTGATCCTTCCTTGATTAGCTATCTTCCTGGTCCCGACGAGGAGACAGGATGGGCAGAATCGTTTATCAAGACCTTGAACATGCCCCATGTGCCGCGGGATTATCAGCTTCAATCCTTTATTCAGGCCATACAACATAGACGGATCTTGGTGATCTCCCCTACGGCCTCGGGGAAAAGTCTGGTGCTGTATATGATCGTGCGCTATCTCCAACACCTCGGACTGCCCCATGTTCTATTGATCGTCCCGACCACAAATTTGGTCGAACAGTTATATACCGATTTTGCCTCCTATGGATGGGATCTGGAACCCTGGGTCCATCGGCAGTATCAAGGTCATGCCAAATCCACCAAGAAATTTCTGACGATCTCCACATGGCAATCCATCTATATGCTTGAGGCTGAGTACTTCGCGCAATTTGAGGCCGTGTTGGGCGATGAATGCCATCAATATAAAGCAAAATCCTTCAAGTATATTATGGAATCTGTAATCCATGCGCGATATCGTATCGGTTGCACTGGGACGCTGGATGGGACCAAGACCCATGCGATGGTCCTGGAAGGTCTGTTTGGTCATGTCTTCAGGGCGACAACCACAAAGAAACTGATTGCCTCACAGCAAGTCTCAGAACTCAACATTAAATGTCTGGTCTTGAAGTATTCAAAGGAAGATGCCAAAGCTGCAATGAAACTAGATTATCCTAATGAGATGAAATTCTTGTTGGATCATGAGGCCCGAATGCGGGTGGTGACGAATCTGGCCCTCTCCCTGAAAGGGAACACGTTGGTCCTCTTTCAGTTTGTGGCGCGACATGGGGAAATTCTCTTCAGGACCTTGAAGTTGGCGGCCGACTCTGGTAGGCATGTATTCTTTGTCTTTGGGGACACGGCGACGATTGAACGGGAATCGATTCGACATATTGTGGAACGCGAAGAGAATGCCATCATTGTGGCCTCCTATGGGACATTCTCAACTGGCATAAATATAAAACGATTACATAATGTCATCTTCTCCTCACCATCAAAATCTGTGATCCGCGTCTTGCAATCCATTGGTCGTGGTCTTCGTCGTACTGATGATAAAGATACCATGACGTTATATGATATCGTCGATGATCTTCGAAGCGGAAAACACACAAACTTCACCCTGAAGCATTTCATGAAGCGGGTGGAGATATACAATGCCGAACAATTTCCTTATAAGTTGTATCCCATTGACCTTCCATAGAAAGGGGGGAATCATGCCAGAAGAACTATCTGATCTGCCTTCGATGCCGCCTGAGATCGATTGTATTAAATTGGTGCGTCTGGTCACAGGGGAAGACATTCTCTGTGTGATGCGTGATGAAATCCGTGAGGATATGAAGCCGACGGATGAAGTGATCTTGTCGACCCCACTGAAGTTAATCATGCACCGGGTCACTCCACTGAGACCTGCGACTGCCATGGCCATCGGCATCATCCAATGGCTGCCTGATGAATTACTGGAAAACCATGCGGCAACAATCAAGGTGGGTCATATCATCACCATCATGGAACCCAAAGAAGAACTCAAGGCCTACTACAAAAAAACTGTGGATCTGATTCACATGAATATGATGCGGGAAGATAAAAGTATCAGAGAAGGTATCACGACCGCGTCTATTGATGCTGGTCGATTGGTCGAAGCGGAACAAGCTCGAACTGAAAAGACTCGACCTTCAATCCAAGAGAGAAAGCGCGCCGTGGTCGATGCGGCCGATGCAGAAATTGATCATCTAGAACATTTGTTGGCGCAACTACATGAGATTGATGTCTATCTGACCCAGAAAGATGCCCAGGACGAAGAAGGACCTATTACCTTTCACTAACAGAGGAATGATATTATGACATCCACGCGAACACATTATGTCTCAAACGAAGAACTATTCAAGAACCTCATGGAATATCAGACGGCCTTGCGGAATGCAAAGTCCCGCAAGCAGCCCACCCCTCGACTCCCCGATTCGGTCGGGGAGGCCTTCCTCAAGATTGCAGATCGTCTGGCCCGGAAACCTAACTTTGCGTCCTATACCTTTCGGGAGGATATGATTGCCGATGCGGTCGAGAATTGCTGTCAGTATGTCGGCAACTTCGATGCGGCCGAGTCAAAGAATCCTTTCTCCTACTTCACACAGATCATCTACTTTGCCTTTTTGAGACGTATCAATCGAGAGAAAAAGCATCTCTATGTGAAATACAAAGCAATGGAACTTCAACTCCAAGGCGGGAAGTCATTGATTACCCCACAACACGAAGAAGGCACCTCATCAGGATCAAAAGATAATCTCTATGAGAATATCCAAGAATTCATCCATACCTTTGAGGTCACCTATGATCAAAAGAAACGGGACGAATCTACCAAAGCCGCCAAACGAAGGAAACTCATCAAAAAAGAAAAGAAGCCGAACTTACACATAAAAAACTACTTGACAATGTTGCTTGAATAGTGTAGAATGTATTGATATGAAAATTGCCCTTATTTCAGACACACATTTTGGGGCGCGTGGCGACAATCCCCTGGTCAATGATTACTTCTTCCGTTTTTGGGAAGGACAGTTCTTTCCCTATCTGGCAGAACACGGTATCAAAACTGTGGTCCATCTGGGTGATGTGGTAGATCGAAGGAAGTTCATTAACTTCAAGATTGCCAAAGACTTCAAAGAACGATTCATGAATCGGTTCTGGAAAGATGGCATCGATACCCATATCTTAATCGGCAATCATGACATCTACTTCAAGGATACCAATGAGGTCAATGCCATTGAGAATCTCTGTACCTCATTCGATGGTGTCAATGAACCCTTCATCTATACCGGACCTAAGACTGTGATCTTCGACGGTATTCCTATTGCCTTGGTCCCCTGGGTCAATGCGACGAATTTTGACGAGGTCCAACGATTCCTTGCTAGTACCCCCGCACAGATCATCTTTGGGCATCTAGAAATCGCCGGGTTTGAAATGGATCGGGGGAACTTCTGTACCGAAGGACTGAGCCGTTCCACCTTTGATCGTTTTGATAAGGTGATCACAGGACATTTTCATCACAAGTCTGATGATGGCACGGTCTATTATCTAGGCGCACAATACCAAATGACCTGGGCCGATCATGGCGATCCTCGTGGCTTTCATGTCTTTGATACGGATACCCGTCAATTGGAATATGTCATCAACCCATTAAGTCTCTTCCAAAAGCTTTCCTATGATGATACCCTTCAAGACTTTCACTTCTGGCAGAATTACGATCTGTCTAACTGTGCGAATAGCTATGTCAAGGTCGTGGTCCTCAAAAAAACGAATCCCTATCTCTTTGATACCATGAT